TCCATATTCTGGTCGGGATTAAACAAGCCCTTTAGTGCGTCGATCAGCGCCGCGTTGGATCTCGTCCTCAAGAGCAGGCAACGATCAGAGTACGGTGCTAAGTTCTCTGTCATTCGACTGCCCATGTCGAGGATGTCGCGCAGGTCTGGATCTTCACTGAGGTCGGAAATTTCGTTGAAGACCTGTTTGTACATTGAAAGCGCATCGCTCTCCAAGTTCGCCGCGAGGACGGACATTGCAGGTTCGATGTAATTTTCAGAGAACAGGGAAATGTCTTGCGTCAGTTCTTGCGAACTAAAGACCATGTCCACGCCCTTCTGTGTTCCTGTCGTTAAGGTGACCGCCGTTTGAGTCACATCCTGTGTACTAAGCGTCGCCCCTGTACGAATTACAAATTCGTTAGGGAGCTTAATACGAACTGACTCGCCGCCTTTGGCTCCACCAGTTTTATAGCTGTCGTCGTACTGGCGATTGATATTGCCAATAAAATTCAGCTTCTGATGGAGAACCATCTGCGCTCGGTTAGTCACCTGATCGACAGTCAGGTTTGTGTTAGCCATATGCTGGGCCTCCTAAGCCCTATCGCTTGCCGTATTTTTTTTGATACCACGACGTATATTCTGCCGATGTCATTTTGCCGGGATCCTTTCTGGAACCACCGGACTTGCCTTTCCTTTTGACTCCGACAGGAATTACTGGCGTGATTCTATTAGTTGATTTCTGAATACCCTTTCTACCCTTTGCCTGCGCCCTATCCCACAGCATCGCCTTGTACGTTGTCTCTGCCGCAAACGGGTTCAGGGGCCACGTTTGAGCGTGTACCTCGGGAACTCCTTTACTGATTGCGTAAGCGACAACATCCTTTGCGTGTTTCTTTGAGAAATCCGGGATCCTCGCGTCCATGTGTTGCGCCCCTTGGGTGTAGCGTCTTATATTTTCCTGACGCTCCACCTCGTTGGCCTGATGTCCGAGTTGGGTCACGTTTGCTAGATGGGTATCAAACTGTTTCGTTTTTTGTTGAATTGCATTTTGGATCCTTTGCGCCTCAAGATGATCTCTCGTATCTTCTGATCGGAGATAAGGATCAAGATCAATTTTTTCAAGTTCAGCGATTTCAGTTTTCAAGGACAAGCCTTGAGCGTATTCGTTTAAAGTCTGGTTGTTCATCGTTGTCAATTTCTGATGTGCCGCATCACGGCCTTCCATGATCCTGTGCGCTTCAGAAAGTGCGGTGAACTTTTTGGTATAAGATGTTTGAAGCCCATTGCCATACCGCTGTACTTCCTCGGCAAGCTCTTTAGTCATACCCTTTTTCAGGGAGTTGAATTTGTTTCCGCCGAAGTCGAATTGGTATTCTGCGTCGTCGAAATCTCCTTCTTCACTGCCATCGCCTTCATCGTCGTCTGCCTCTACCTCTTCGGCTCCTTCTTGCGAAGTTTCCTCTTCGGTGTCGGCCTCTTCTGTTTCAGGTGTCGGGGCAACTTCATCTGCTACCTCTTGGTCGGCAATTCCCTCTGGTCGGTCGTTGGCGATTGCCGTGCTGTCTTCACTCATAACGGAACTCCTTGCGTGTATTGTTGTCCAACGCCTACACCATTCCCACCCGGTAACGGTTGACTACCCGGCGGAACACTGCCAGCGGCTGGCGAAACAATTGATTGCGTTCCCGGCATTTGCGGACGTTGACCTGCGGCTAATCCCGCTGTCATGTTCGCCATGCCCGGTATTTGTGTTGCTACAAATTGTTTTAATCTTTCGGCGACTTCTTCCGCCCCTTCAAAATCCAAGTGCTGTAATAAAATATCTCCAAGTAGTGGTGCAGAACCCGGCACTTGACGCATGATCTCTATTAGAGTTTCACGAGTTTCCTCTCGTTTCGATGCGTAGCTCGGGCCTGCTTTAACGGTAACGTCGTACTTGCCGACATTCAGGTCGTACAACCTGTTCGGTGGTTTTGTTTTGTCGAATATAAAATTGTCATTCTCATCTTTTTGCATCCCGGCTATATCGTACTGCCCCGGCATATCTGGCAGTGCGCCGCCTTGTCCTTCTATCATCAGATGGGCAACCGATTCCTTGGCATCTTCACCAACGATCCTGACAACCTGACGTGCCGAGTAAATATGGGGAATGATTTCCAACAAGACTTTACCGAGGTAAGTGATTGACCGTGACAGGTTATCGACGAAGTGGTAGTTGGACACGTCGGACTCACGTTGTCTGGCTAGGATGGCGCGTCCTGAGGTCTCATTTGATCTTGCTCCGAGGCTGGGGTCATATATGCCTATTATGGCTTTCATATCGTCGCTTGCATGGAGAGAATTTTGTAATGCACCGGAACTAATCATCGGGGGCTGTGCGCGGACAGGGGCTTTGTAGCCCTTCTTGTAGGTGAGGTATGGGATGGATCTTTTGTTCGCGTCTTCCCAATCTTTCTCGCCATCGGCTGGGATCGCTCCCTCTTCCAAGATCCACGGGTTCTTCGGTTGCATTGCGACGATCTCTGTCTCCGCACTGCGCCAGAAGTTATACATGACCTGCGAGTCTCTCGCGTCTGTGATCATCGACCGATACCATCTGAATCCGCGAGACACAACCTCTTCGCCCCACACCGGGATGATCGGGATGTTGACACCGGGCCACTCCGACTCTTCAATTATTTCTTTGCCAGTGATAATTCTTTTTACGAGCTTCGTCCCGGCAACCTTCCGCGACTGCATTGCTGTAAGGCCGCGCGCCTCAAAGAAGTACGCAATAATGTCCTCGTCGTCCGCGTCGTCTGGAACCAGTATCCCCATTGACTCTGCCCACTGTCGGGCAAGGCCGGGTATGTGATCCTTCCTGATTGCCTTGGTATCAATGATCTCGCCGTCGGGCCGCTGGTAATCAAACCCTTTAATCAGCCAGAGTTCATGCTCTTCTTCTTCCTTGGCATAATATTCCGCGACTCTAACGCCGTGCTGTTCGCTCTTCCAGACGCTGTAGATGTCTTCCTGTGATCCCCCGGCGAAGTCAACTGGCTCCGCGTCGGGATACATCTGCTTGAATTCTGTTTCAGGGTACAGTGAAGAAATAAATCCATACTTCCAATCCGTTGCATCAAAGCTTTCGGTAGTCACGTCCCAGTGAACAGTGAGCGGATCCATAATGCGGCGGACGACCGCTTCCATGTCAAAGGCTTGATCGTGCGCGTATTCGATATCCACCCGCATAAACCCAAACCCCCCGCTGACTGCACAGTCGATGCCTGTGTCGAATGCTTGGTCAGCGTTTGAGTTTCTTAGGATCGCTCTTATGATCCCGTTCAGAACTCTGGCGGTGTCAGGATCCGCGCCATTGTCTATCGGGTTCACCACTATCCCCGGTTTGTTCTGGCGCGATTCATTGACAACCTGACGAATGAACGAGGGGAGCTTATTGATCGTCAGGCATGGGCGTGAATCGTCTCCTCGGGCCTGAGTCACCGCCTCGTCCCACTGATTCCCTAGACGACCAAACTCAACATCCTCTTCGTACTTAATACGGTTGTGGTCAGAGTTGTCGTCAGAGTCCTTAAACCTTTCAAGGGCGAGATCCAAGTCTGTGGAACCCGAGTCATAACCCGCTTCTGTATAAACTCTTCTCTTGCTGGAATTTTTCCTGTCGTTTGCTTCGGAGTTATCGAAAGCCATTACGTTACCCAAAAATAAAGGCCACCGCACATAGGGGGAGGAGCGGCTCATGATAAACCTGATACCCTACGCTTGGTGACCTTCGTGTTTTACGATTCGGTCTTATCTATTTGAATGTGCGTCGATGCCTAAGTCGGCCTCGTTGCGGTACTGTCTTCTTACCTCTATCGTTACCTCGCCCAATGTACCGGGCTGTCTATGGATAATTATTTGATTAACTTGGCCTGCCCTTTCAAGCAGAACCCTGATATGTTCTATGGCAGTTTCTACCTTCATTTCTCCCTCGTCAAGTAAATTTCGATGATGAACTGTACCGCCATCATAATAATATAAGCCCAGACCTTATTCTTTTCCATCTTTCGTCATTACTAAATTCATTGAAAAGCTTCGCCTGCGACCGTCTCCCTTGAACGGGTAGACCGCGTGGTTCAGCCATTGCGGGAAGATGTAGAAGTCTCCGACCTGCGGCCTGAACATCAGGCTGGTATTGTTCAACGACGTTGGCGTTCCGTAGGAGAATTCGATACAGCCGTCACTGCTCCAATTGTCCTCTGGCTCCGCTATCTGTTTCGGCACTTCAAGATACCCGACACAACTGAACAGGCAACCGGGATGGCTGTGCATCGGGTTGTATTCGCCTGCCACCTGACTAACGAACCAACCGTCAACCAGTTCTATCTTGTGTTCGCCGTCGGCCTGATAGATCCCAACCGACGAAGCCAGCGTAGACCGCTGATGATACTCTTTTATAAACTTCCCTAACTTATCAATTACTTTGATGCCAGTGTTGCCGTTGAATGCCTGCTGATCCTCAATCACCCCAGCCAGATTATGCCCGAAGTCTTCGGTTGTTTTTTCCATGCCGACCTTCATGTACTCAACCAGATCATGCGACATCATTGTCTTCCCGATTAATGGGCCGAAGGGCGTGATGAACCCGCGATCAAATGCTCTGTGAATTAGCGGCACTTGGCTCTTCATTCTCAATTTGGCAGGCGGTTCCTGTTTTACCACTTTAAACTTTTTTTTCTCTGCATCCATTCGCGGCATCTCTATGTTTTATGGTTAATGTC